TGCAGAGCGCTGGGAACTATTCCTTATCAATCTACCGTTACTGGTATTAAGATTTGGGTGGCAGAAGCGTTTAATGCTGGAACAGCGGATCCAATGGAAATTGGAAAATCTGATGATCCTGATTACTTAGCTGATATTCCTGATGCTACTGCGGGAGCAGCTACAACTACCGGTAATACTGGCGGAGCTGTGACTGTGGATGCTACTCAAAATGCAGTTTGGAAGAGTATATCCCAAGCTGATACTGGTGCAGACGGCGTTTCTTATAACTCTGATGTACAGGCAGTATTGACTTATACACCAACTGGAACATTATCTACAGCTGGACAAGCGTGGATCAAGATCGACTTTATGCAGGGCAAGAACCTTGCTTCAGGAGATACTTGGTAAAATAATATAACCGTGAGTGGGGTGTAATGACCCCACTCTTTTACAAGGGGAATTAAAAATGGCACAATACGTAAAAAAATTATTCGATGGAGATAGGAAAGCAGTCTTTTCATTCACAGCAAAAATAGCTTCCACTACTGCTGAAACATATAATGTTGATGCATCAGGTCTTAATGCAAGAAATGATGGTACATCATGTACATATGTTGATATTAATAGAGTGTGGTGGAGTGTTAATAATACTGCTGTAACAAAACCTCTTCTTTTAGAGTGGGTTAATAGTGGAACAAATCCAATTGCATGGTCGTGTAATTATGCAGAGGATCAGGACTTTAGTTCTATTGGAGGATTATTAAATACTAAAGCATCTAATTATACTGGTGATGTTTTAATTAATTTTTCTTCTGTTACTGATGATGATACTGCTAGTATAACTATTGAGTTTCTAAAACGATATTCATCAATTAGTTAAGGAGGTTAAATGGCTTATTCAGGCACTAGAGCATTTAATCTTAGCGTAGATGAGATCATCGAGGAGGCATTCGAAAGATGCGGACTTGAGGTACGCATGGGCTATGATCTTAGGACAGCCCGTCGATCCTTAAATCTTGTATTTTCAGAATGGGCTAACCGAGGACTTAATCTTTGGACCATAGATTATTGGTATGAAACCTTAACTGCCGGAACAAATAATTTTGCGCTTGATCAAAAGGTTGTGGATATAATTGACGCTACAATTACTACGACTGCGTATGATGCTACTGATAGTACGCCTGTAGCTCGAGAATTAGCAAGTAATAGTGCCACTACTGATGTTAATGTCACTAAGATTTCTAGAACAGAGTATATGAATTTAAGTAGAAAGACTCAAAAAGCTAGTGGAGGGGACGCTAGACCTACTCAGTTTACTATGATTCCAGGTGTAAGCACTTATAGTGATATAGCAGACGATACAACAGCCACAAGTGGAAGACCGGAACAGGACACAAGAGTGTGGCTCTATCCTACTCCAGATAAGGCGTATGTTTTTAAATACTTTTATATCAATAGAATTGAAGATGCAGGCAGTACTAATGCTGGTTATCAGAATAATGTTGATGTTCCTTATATGTTTCTTCCTTGCTTGACGGCTGCATTAGCGTATTATATAAGTGTTAAAAGAGCTCCTATGATGAGCGCTATGTTAAAAACTATTTATGATGAAGAATTTGAACGCGCGGCCGATACTAATAGAGAACGAGTCTCGTTTAGAGTTAAACCGGCGCAAGCATATATACCATAGGAGGGGATATGCCAAAATGTGAATGTGAATGCGGTCCTGATTGCAGTTGTGGAGATAGCTGTGAGTGCAAGGACTGTGAATGTAAAAAGGAGGACAAATGAGCAATCCATTATGGAATAAATCAACAGCCAATAGCCGTGATGCTTCTGGAAAGAAAGCCGGCGTATGGAGCGACAGAGGAACGGCAGACGCACCAAAAGCTGTAAGAGCAGGGGCTATTACTACTAAAGGTATTGCGCCTACTAGTGAAGGAAAAGCTTCTGGTGGAGAATCTTTTAAGATTTCTAAAGGAAAAGTTTCAGGTACCATGCAATCAATGGGCGCTGCTAAAAAAGGCGGCAAGTATACTTGGATTTAATATATGGCTTACGCCACAGGAAAATATGCATTATTCATTTCTGATCGTAGCGGACTACAATTTCCCTATACAGAAATGGTTACAGAATGGACAGGAGCTAAAGTGCACACGAGTGAGTATACTCCCAAGGCCCCTCAACTGATGCCGCATGAGCATTCTCCTGATCCCCAAGCATTACAGTTTTCAAGACCGGCTAGAGTTGCTCCGGCAGCATTAATTTTATTGCCCCTTAATCCATTTGAAACTTACGCTTCCGGCTCGCAAGTTATAAATGTTCATTCCCCGGATCACGGTAGATCTACGGGTGCTACAGTCAGGTTTAGAGGAACTCCTTTTGTATCCTCTGAAACAGATGTATTTACAGATTGCCAAGCGGTAGATGGAATTACAGGAGCAGTTCTTTGCGCTGCTGCTGGTTATACAATTACAAAAGGAAAATATGTTTCAGGGTCCAGTGATGATTCTGATGACTGGTATTATTTTTCCACAGGTGCGTCAACAGCAACGACTGGAGGAATTAGAGGAGGAGGTTATCCTGTTTCGGCAGGTCCTGTAACCATAAGCGCATAATGACAACATACGCACAATTAACACAACAAATATTAGACTATACAGAAGTTAGCACGGATGTTCTGACGTCTACTATTACTGATGATTTTATTCAGCATACTGAAAATGATCTTTTAAGACAGCTGGACATTCCAGCTTTTCATGCCTATCAATATACAACTTTTACTGCTTCTAATCCTTTCTTGATTGTTCCGGGAGGAACAGCCCCAACACCATCGACATTTTCTGTCATTAGAAGTGTTAATATTGTAGCAGATGCAGCTTCAGCTACTACTACCGGAGATAGGACATTCTTAGAGGAAAAGGACAGGTCATTTATGAATGAGTACTGGCCAAATAGAAACTTGACAGGAACCCCTAAATATTATACACAATGGGATTACAACAGTATATATGTTGTTCCAACACCAAGTTCAGGCTTGACTTTTGAGCTGTCCTTGAGTAAATTGGATCAGGCTTTATCAAGTTCTGTTACAACTTCTTGGTTAAGTCTTAACGCTCCAAAGGCGCTATTATACGGTTGTCTCGTGGAAGCCTTCACATTTTTAAAAGGACCCATGGATATACTGCAAACTTATACACAATCATATGCTCAGGCTGTTCAAGCTGTAGCTATGCAACAAATGGGAAGAGCGAAACGTGATGAATATATGCACGGTGCATTAAGAATCACACGACCATCGCTTCAACCTCAACTAGGATCAATCAAGCCAATGGGTGGCGCGACACAACCAGGAGGACAATAATATGGCAATTACTCAAGCTGTAGCAAACAGTTTTAAAACAGAGGTATTAACCGCGGTTCATAATTTTACTGCGACCACGGGGGATACTTTTAAAATTGCGTTGTTTACTAGCTCCGCTACATTATCTAAATCGACGACTGCTTATTCAGCAACAAACGAAGTCTCAGGAACAGGATATTCTTCAGGAGGAAATACTTTAACGAGCGTTACTCCAGCATTAAGTACTGATACTGCATGCTGTGATTTTTCGGATTCATCATGGACAACTGCGACTATCACTGCAAGAGGGGCATTAATTTACAACTCTAGTCAATCAGATAAAGCAGTTGTAGTACTAGATTTTGGCGGGGATAAAACATCGACAGCTGGAACGTTTACCATACAGTTTCCAGCAGCAGACGCATCGAACGCCATTCTTAGACTGGCGTAAGGATTTTACATGGCGTTAGTCATTAATGACCGTGTAAAGGAGACCTCGACCACAACTGGGACGGGGGCACTTACCTTTGCGGGTGCAACATCAGGTTTTGAAACTTTCTCAGCGGGCATTGGTAATTCCAACACTACATACTATGCAATTGTAAATACTAACACTCCTACGGAATGGGAAGTAGGATTAGGAACATTAGCGGGTGACAGTTCTACCATTACACGTACAACACCAATCTCTAGTTCAAATAGTGATAGTGCGGTAGACTTTGGAGCTGGAACAAAAGAAATATTCTGTACACTCCCGGCAAGTAAAGCTATAATTAAAAATGCAAGTGGATATATTGATTCTCCTAGCGTAACACAATTAGATATTGTTGCTCAAGGAGATTTAAGGTTACAAGATACTACTGGTGGGGACTATATTGCCCATCAAGCTTCAGGTTCTACGGTTACCTATACAGTTACTTGGCCTGCGGGAGTTGCGACTGCTGATGGACAAGCTTTAAAATCAACGACTGGCGGAGTCCTGTCATGGGGTACAGCTGGTACTGCATGGGTTGGGCTTAAAACAGCTGGTTATACAGCTGCTGCAGGAGAAGGAGTTTTATGTGATACGGCAACTACAGCTGCATTTACGGTGACCCTTCCTGCAGCACCAAGTCTTGGAGATGAAGTAAGTATTATTGATGCGGTAGGAAATGCAGGAACCGATAATATAACAGTTGGAAGAAACTCTCTGAATATACAAGGAGCGGCAGCTGATTTAGTAATTTCTACTAACAATGCTGCTATAAAACTGGTATACTCAGATGCAACTAATGGATGGAGGCTAGCAAATAACGACTAATGGCTAATTTACAACAATATACACAAAGAAGTGAAGTAGGCGCAATCAAGCCTTGGGGCAAGTCAACAGCTCCTGACGGCTACGTCCTTTGCGACGGAGCATCTCTCGCAAGAGCAGGAACCTATGCCGATTTATTTGCTGTCATAGGAACAACATATGGTACTGCTGATGGATCCTCTTTCAATGTCCCTGATCTTCAGGGAAAAATGCCTCAAGGATATGATGGTGGATCATCTTATGATTTAGCAGATACGGGAGGCGCGAACACCGTGACGGTGTCCGTGACGGACAACCAGTCGGTGTCAAGTACGGACACTCTTGCCGTATCAGTGACGGGAAACATTTCCAATACCTCACTTTCAACGGCTCAACTAGCTTCACATGCTCACTGTTTATGTACCCGGCTCACGCACCAAGGGAATTCTTACTTAGTAGCTCCGATGAGTGAGAGTCAAGTCACTACCAACGTAACAGACACCGCAGACACTGGGTCTGGAACGGGACATACTCACGCCCATACCCTGGCTGGTAGCTTAACAGGAAATATAACAACTTCCTTAACAGGAGCCGTAACCGCTTCAGGAACAAATGCTTTTTCACCGTACGTGGTGGTTAACTATATTATTAGGTATTAGGAGAAACGATGGCGACACAGATTGTAATATCAAATGAAGATTATGTAAAAATAGACGAGTCGTTCCACATAGATTGGATAGATAAAGGCAATGCCATGCCTTCTCTTCCTAGCACCATTCATTCGGTGATTTGGAATGATCTAACCGGTCAGAATGAAATTCAAAATAAAGACGCTTCAACGGGTAATATGACGGGCAATGTTGACTTAACCGCCACTTCTGATTCTGTTGGATCAACAACCGTAGATGCTCTTCTTACGTGGGGAGAAACAAGAAAGGGAGAAATTGAAACCGCTATAGCCGCTTATACTGACGCTCTGGCTGATGATGAAGCTAATGGAACCACTAATGCTGCCGGCAAGACGTGGGTGGACTACGACCCTAATTATAGTTAATTATACTTATTTAATTTTCCTTTTTCCAATAATAAAATCTGATGGCGCGTTAGCCCATCCTGATTCACCATATCCCTGAGGTACTTCTATGATTTTTTCTTCAGCATTTAATTTCAATGCCTTGTCTATGATTACTTGTGGCTCTATCTCAACACAATAAGGATATTCTGATTGAACGTTTATATTTTCTTTATAACCAAATCTTTTAGGAGACGTTGTTCCCCATAATCCTATTCCTTTTTTGTTTAGATATTTATTTGAACATATGTGATATAAGGCACTATCTATTGAAATAAAAAAAGAACAGTGCGCCGCTAATATCATAAAATCCTCCCGTGTCTGAAACAGCGGAAGTCCTTTTTCATCGTTAATTTTTGTCTCACCAGTGAATTCTTGTCTTTCATTATTGTGACTAAAAACAATGATTAAATATCCAGGAAAAGCTTCATTCAATAAATTAATTAATTCTTGTCCATGATTATAGTTTCTACCTTTATTTTCCAGATCATATTGAGTGTTTAATTCTATTCCCTGTCCTCCTGTAACTTGTACTAAAATAAATCGGTTTACTTTTTGGATGGTGGGTAAAAGAATTTTTTCCCGTATGGGATTAAACTGAAAAGAAGGACGAACATCTTCAACGTCAATTTCATACTGAGACGCCCAATCCTTCACGATATGCGTCTTTCCCTTTAAGAAAGATCCTCCATAGGGATCACGAGAGAATATTTGATCATATTTATCATAATATGTATGAAAAATATCAAAAATCATACCATCTCTCTCCGCCATTTTAGAATCGGCAACTTCAGGGCAATATTTAAAAAGTTCAGGATAAGCTGAATTAATGACTAGTTTTTGATCATACTTTTTAACAAGCTTTGAAAATAAAGCAGTAAATTGTAAATGTTTACCGACACCTCCTGATACAAAAAACAGGTTGGGTTTTTTAAGAGCCATTTAGTTATTTAAAACTTTTCTTGTGCCAGAACATTTTCTTGTATCTATCAATGAGTTCGCTGTTTAGTAGATTGATAGTAGCTGCGTGTTTTTTTTCCTTATAAAAATCTGATGACATTTTCCATTTTTCTCTTTTAAACGGAATGATTTGGCAGCAGGGCTCCCCTTTTTTAATGAGAAACTGCTTGTCACGCTTGAGAAGAATGAAAGGAAAATTAATGGTGTTAATATAAGTATCCGTGTCCACGATGGCGTTGATAAGGAGAAAACGGTCTTCTCCGAGCCTGTTCATGGGTTGCGTGAACAAGCAGCTGTACCCAGGAGGGGTCGTGATCAGCCATTTACTAATGAACTTACCGGCGTACTCTCCAACTTTATGGTGCCATTCTTTTGGCGCTTGAATCTTATCGTGATAACTAATATCACCTTGTTCCCTATTTGCGGGAGTGAGCGTGAATTCTGTTTCCGTGGGATCAATTAAATAGTCTTGCTCGAAAGGTATGATGTATCCGGCCGCCATCGCGTCAAGAAAAGGCATGCACGCCTTAGCGGTCGCTGCTTTCAAGTCGCCTTTATGGAATTTTTCTAATTTTTTATATTCTTCAGGAATGGCATTGCTCGCGGGTTTGGGATGGGGCCACACTTCCGCCATCTCTTTATCCACGGGGCAGAATTTAATTTTGTTATCAAAAAATATTGTCATGTTAAG